AGATACTTTCTGCCACCTTCAAGTGATACAGTAGAAGCAAAGTTTTTAATTTTGGTTCTAAGTACATCAATACCTGACTCCTCAGAACCATTAATCATCATATACGTAGCACCAATCTGATCTAGCATTGCTTTTGCAATTGTAGTCTTACCTACACCAGGCCCTCCTGATAAAATCAGATTGGGTATATGATCACTTTCAACAAACTCAGTGAAAGTGTCTTTTAGATTTTTAGGAAGTATGCACGAGCCTACATCCTTGGGACGATATTCCTCGACCCACAAAAAATTTTCCATAATATAGTTTCCTAACTTTAAGCGGCATAAGAAGATTCTGGTTCCAGAGCAATAAAATACTCTATATCAATATTAGTATTACTAAATTTACTAATATTTTTTGAAGAAACTTCAACCCCATAAGAGCCAGGAATTAGTTTTAGATTTTCAACCTTGAACCAGAATTTATATTTTACATCACTGTCTGGTACATCTAATTCAGTTGCATAATCATTTGCAGTTGTATTCTTTTTATCAGTAACCCTAAGTTTACCATTTTCAAGAACCATATCAGGAGCTCCAATAACGGATGCAGCTCTTGTTATTTCTGCAAGAGTATCACTAGAGAAATCAAACTTAACTTCATTTGATGGCATAGTAATATCTTTGTTTGGTGTAGTGACTACAGATGGGTCAGAGTACCAATACTTTAAAGATTTAGAAGAACCTTCTTCTGTGATAACAACAAAATCATTTTGGAAATCTAAATCTGGAGTTCCAAATAAAGATAGTGCAGAAAGAAATTCATTGAGATCATATATTGCAAATTCTTTTGTAAAGGATTCCTCTACCTTTGCTTTAGCAACAATGTTCTTCATTGCTGACATGGTAGCAATATCACTACCTTCCTTAATTACAAGGTTTTGGTTTATGGTTGAGAAATTCTTCAACACATTTATTGTTTGATTACTTAGTTTCATTTTTCACTTTCTCCATTGTATCGTGATTATGTAAAGCTATAATACCATAGTGAATTACTTTTAGCAAGTCCCTTTTATTATAACCATCTTTTTTTCCATATCGTTGTGCGTATTTCATGATGTTACCGATACAGAAACCTTCACCATGTCCACCGTCTATAATGAACTCTGTAGCCTGAAACTGGTTCGTGCTATAGTGTTCATCATAAGTTGAGTCGATGTATTCTTTCAATTCAGACAAAGCTTTGTCTTCATTATATTTGTAGTCTATTTTAGTTATTGTTTTTCTCCATTTAGTTTATCCTCTAGATTAAGACTAACTTTCATATCTGGATTGTCTTTCATTTGAGTAATAACTTTTGCATACTCAGTAGTATAATAATTATGTGCGCCAACAACATCTACATAATTAAACCAACCAGTAATAATAATTTTAGTTTGTGTTGGGGATATTATACCTCTATGTGTATGTGTAAAATCAGTAGGCCAGATAACAGTTAGTCCCTTCTTAGGTTCAATTTTTCTTTCTTGATACAACCATTCTGTTTCACCACCATCTGTCACATCATTTAAGTATGTCATGAAAGCTAATGCTCTCTGATTAGATTGATGCATACCTCTTTCACAATGCCACTTAGGAAATCCTTCGCCTGGTTCATAATATTGAATATTACAACCTTCTGCAAAACCAACTGGATACATAAAAGCATCAAATGTTTCTTTATAACTCCCTAGGCATTGATTTATAAATGTCATATAAGTTACTACAGATTCATTTGAAGAGTTAGGATAAATTGTAACGTCTGTAGATGTCTTAGAGTCAGGTTTTAGCCCTCCACTAACCATACCTTTTTGCTTATACTCACTACTATTATGATAATAATCAACTAAATCATCACAAAGAGTTGTATCAAGCATTTGCATAGTGTGAATAAAATCAGTCATCATCTAACTTCACATAAATTGTAATTCCACCAAAAACGCCAGAATAAATTTCAGCTCTATTAAAATCTTTAGGAATCATCTCAACAAAACTAGAGTACTCTGCTGGAGTCATCATTTTTTCTAATTCACTCTGAGACTCAATAACATTCCAATTCATACCAAGAGAACGGCGTTCACCATTACCATAAAATGGCATAACTTGATGATGCAACCATTTAGGAAAAATCCACATAGTACCAATTTCAGGCTGTACATATTCTTCAGCTGGCATTTTTAATCTATACAAATCTGATCTAGAACCTAAACCCCAGAGTATATGATTCCAACCATCATATTGACCTTCAGTTGTATTGAAATTTACTTTATGCTTGCCACGATTTAGTTGACGTTCTAACATTTCGTCTGGTAATTTTAACCACATAAAACCAGACAAACCAGCATATGTTGGTGTACTATGTTCGTGTAGTGGATTATAATCACCACCATAACAATGATTACTCCAAACAGTATAACAATCTGCATAAGATTGTTTCTTGTAACCACTATTTAAATATGATGTTCCAGCAGAATTTAAAATTGTTTTGAATTGAGAACCAACTGATGTAGTTAAATCCATTTCAAGTTGAGCTGATCTTTTGTCTTGTCTAAACTGACCGACAAGTTTACTCTGATTTGAATTAGAATTAGTAATTGATACTTCATCAATCTCTTTATTAAGTTGGTCTACGACAGACTTATCAAATTTAATTTTAGCAACAAAATGATTAATTACTGGGTCAACAGTCATTTGCATTTTACCATCACTATCTATACCCAGCAATGGTTGTACTGTATTTTCTTCGCTCATAATATCTCCTTCATTATATTATCATAATATAGGAAAAGGGACTAAAAGTAAAGTCCCTTTTCCATTTTATTTTCCTATATGACCCCACAGGGTCAAAGAGGGATTATTAGGGTTATTATAATAAAATTCATATTAATTAACCTTAATTATACGCGGCTTCTTTTCCTCTGGAACAATACGTTCAAGATCAATCCTGAGCATACCATTTTCAAGAGAAGCTTCATTCACAACAATGTCATCTGCAAGAGTAAATTTTCGATTGAACTTACGATAAGAAATACCACGATGTAATGTTTCTTCACTTTCTTCATTCTCTTTTGTTGAACGAATAGTAAGTGTACCATCTGCTACTTCAATTTCAATATCCTTTTTAGAGAATCCAGCCAAGGCCATCTCAATGACATAAGTTAAGTCACCTCCTTTAGATATGTTATATGGTGGAAACCCTGTAGACGTTACATTGTTTGAAACATAACTGTTTAGATGTTCAAACATTTTATCGTAACCTACAGCATAGGGTGTTAGTTGATTGAAATTGTCAAATAGACTTAGTGCTTTATTTGTAACCATTAGTTATCTCCTTTTAAGCAAGATTATGGGTAGAACCCTTTACGGCATTCTACAGTTAAATGTAAGTTTTTTTGGTCTGTCTCTAAGAGCCCTGACCGAACAGTAAAAACTTACTAAAACTCTGTATTTCTAGGACTTATGAATTGCCTAGTATATACTATATATAAAGGATTGAGTAGTAAAAGTCAATCCCCTTTTGTTTTTTTTATTTAGAACGGACTTTCATCATCTTCCTCAGAAGTATCTTCTATCAAAGAATCTTCTTCTTCTTCAATACTGATTCCAGCATCAATCTTAGTATATAAATCCATGAAAGACATTTTGGTATCTTCATCAAAACGTGCAACACACAATTCGATAGACTGTAACTTGTCACCAAAGATTGCAAACGCTTTCACGATGTGATCTAGTCGGCGAGTAGAGATAACTTCATCAACTCCACCATCAAAGAAAGTCTTACGAATAACTTCAGCCCAAGTGACTAAGTTATCTGCAAACTCTTTATCAACAGCACCATACTTTTTCATAGAACCAAGAACAATCTTTTTCTCAGTTACGGCAGCAGGATAAGGTTGTTCAATAGTAATCGCAAACCTTTCAAGGAACGCTTCATTCAGAATGTTGGTTCCGATAAAACGTCCATCTTCTGAACCTTTACCTTTAGTATTGGCAGTCGCCATTACGTTGAAACCTTCTTTTGCAGAAATCCACTTGTTGATCTTTTTCAAGAACACACCTTTACCTTCAAGGACAGGCTGTAATGCAAGTAACTTGTTTGAACCAAGGTCACACTCATCAAGCAACAACGTGCAACCACGTTCCATTGCTTCGATGACGGGGCCTGGAACAAACTTAGTTTCTCCATTAACCAAACGAAAACCACCGAGCAGATCATCTTCATCAGTCTCAATAGTTATATTGATTCGGATCAACTCTTTTTTCAACTCAGCGTGTAACTGTTCGATCATAAGAGTTTTACCATTACCAGATAAACCAGTAACAAATACAGGATAAAACATTCCAGATTTGATAATCTTTTTGAGATTACCATAGTTCCCCCAAGGAACAAAACCTTCAAAGACTGCTGGAACTAAATCTTGTTTTTCCATATTAGTCGCAACCAAATTCATAACAACATTTTCAGATGGAGCATCTGTAGTAGTCGTAGATACAGGAGCGTTCTCACTAGGAAGTTCAAATTTATTATAACCTATTTTACAAGAACCCCAAAACCAAGTAGGATTAGGAATACCAAGTTTTTTAGAAACTTCGATACTTTCTGATTTAGAAATAACTGAACCAATACCAAACATTTCGGTGGCGGTATCAACAAATAACTTTTTGCGTGGAGATAAATACATAATATAACTTTCCTTTTTCAATTTTAAAACTCTTTGTTCTCTCATCTTATATACAGAATACTATACTCAATAAGAATTGTCAACAGTAAACTGCATAGTTGATGTCGATTTTTGCATTTTATCGTAAAGTGTGACATATTTATCACAGGGCGTGATAGTAATTTTTGCATTATGCCACCAACTTAACAAATTTGTTTAGTAACTGGCGAGAAGATATCTTACCCGCCATTGATTTACCAAAGGCTGCTTTTAGTTTTGATTTTGACGCACCGATTAGTTCATCACCAAGGACATCATTTTCTGTCATTAGAGAATTGCCTCCAGGCAGAATATAATACTCATCATAACCAGCCTGAGAGATTGCAAGATACTTTTCTTTGTTTATGAATTTTACCTTTTCCATAATTTGTTCATAAGAATCTTCTCGTAAAAGACCGATCAAAGTTCGTTTATCAACTTTACCTGATTTACCTTTACCAGCAATAAAGAAACCAACAACATTCATACCATCAACTCTATTTTTAAGAATTTCCAGAAAGGTATCTGTAGCAACTGCGTATTTATTTGAAACTTCATAAGTCTTATTGGTTTTAGGATCAGTAATCATAAAAGATTTATCATTCCAATATTGATTGCAAGACGTTGCATCTTTAGAGTGCTCTCCAGTTTCTCGATTTAATTTGTAAGTATAAACACCTTCCAAGGAAGTGGCTGCACCATCAGTAAGAAAAATCGTATTTACTTTTTGAACACCAGTATCAGCTTTAAATTTAGGAACAATATCCATCATTGCAATAATTGCTTCATTCAATGGAGTACCACCCAGATTTAATTCTCTAGGAAATCTAATTGGATTACCAACATTTTGATATTCGCTAAATGACCATTGCTTTGAAACCATCAAACAATTGTGCATCATTTCCATTTCTTCTTTAATATTCATATTACTAGAAAAAAGAGTAAGGAGCTTCATTTTTCGCAATATTATATCACCAGATTTGAAATTTTCCCAATTTGTTGATCTTCGAGAATCATAATGACTACCATATTGATCAGAGAAAGCATAAACTACAAATGGTATTCGTGTTTGGCGGCAAAACCAAATTAGATTAAATAACTGTGAAACCGTTCCTTCAAGATTTTCAGCCATAGAACCAGACCAATCAAGAACCATAACCATACCGTGATTAGTTGCACCAGGCAGAGTAGTAACTTTTTTGAATACATCATCATTATATTTGTAAGTGTGTAACTTACCCATATCTAAAGAACCAGTTTTTGAAACAGCGGCACGAGCATATGCATCAGCAGACTTTTTCATTTCAAATTCTTTAACCATATAAGAAACAATTCTTTTAGAATCTTCTTTGAGAGTGTCGATTTGTTCTGCACACTTTTCTCTATATAAGTCATTACTAGCTGCCTGTACAGAATAAAAATCACCAAATTCTTCAATCAAAACAGAAGGAGCAACAATAAGTTTATCCAAATCAAGTTTTGGTATGTTAGCATAAACTCTATCTTTAGCTAACTTATCTCGCAAAGATTCCATACCATCCCTAGATGCATCATCAGTAGTTGCTATGGGACCAGTAGGGGCAGGAGAATTAACACCGCCTTCTGATGTAAATTTTCCTTTTAGTCCATCATTAGAAGTGTCAATCCCAACATCATCAGACCCCACACTGCCATTCCTATCGGTATCATTAGTAGAATCTTCATTTATTTCTTCTCCTTTATTAGAACCATTACCATCTTTGGTATCATCGGCATCATTATTAGACTCATTACCAGAAGTCCCATTATCAGAATCTCCATTATCATCTCCTTCACTTTTTTCACCAGAGGCAGACCCTTCTCCCTCTTCACCAGAATCCATCGACTCTCCGTTCTCACCGTTATCGTGATTGTCAGTCTCAGATTCGTTTTCTGACATCCACTTGTATAATTCTTCAGCAAGATCAAGAACATCATCAGGTGTTTCGGTTTTTGCAGTACGATCAACCCATACCTTTTCTTCAGTAGAAAATGGGATTGTCTTATCACCAGACTTAAAAAAGATATTGATTCTGTCGATCAAATTTAAATCAGCCATATCTTTATTAGCAGTACCAAAGAAATCTCTAGAAACTAAATCAACATAACCACGAATAAAACAACCTACCGTGCCAGGATATTTTAGTTTAACTTTCTTCTCAATACGAGCATCCTCAATAATATTTACAAAAGAATGATTGATACCACGTAGAGCAGCGGTTTCCAACATATCCAATGGGGTGTATAGAGCATGACCAATTTCATGGCAAGTCATTAGATCAGTAATATCAGCAGTCATCTCTTCATCTTTCCAGATGGGGAGTCCTAACTCACGAGTTTTTGAATTAAAGTATGCTGTTTCCATTTGCTTATAAACTACGAAAATATCTTCAGTAGCAAGCAATTTGGCGATTGTTGATTTGTTTTTCATAGTCGGACCCTTTGTTTGTTTTCTCATCATATATACAGAATACACCATAGAATAAGAATAGTCAAGTAAGAATCAACGTATAACAGGGTTTTGAATCATTTTAATTGAAATTAGGTAAAAGTGTGACATTTTTATCACAATTTACTATCACGCAAACTGGGGGTTTGTCAAGGG